GGGCTTTCCAGACAGACTTGGTTGGTATCGGAAACCCATGCAAAGGTCGGGCCGATCAGCGTTGCACAGCCCGTCCCCTTGATGCCCCGGCGATAGGTCCGTCCTTCAAGCACCTGAAACGGCAGGTCGGGGTCGGTCGTGTTGGGCCAAAACTCAACCGTTTCACTGCCGAACAGGATCAGGCTATCGGACCAAGCCAGCATATCCTTCAGCCGGTCGGGCTGCTGTTCCGCCGTGGCGAACGAAAGCGCGTCAATCGTGGTGGAAAGAACGTCCGACCAATAGAACTTTTCGGTATCGCCGCGAATGGCAACCAGGCGCGAGCCAAGCACCACAATCTTGATAACCGGCGCGCTATCGGGGAACGTCACCGCCGAAAGGGTTGTGCCGTCATAAACCCACAGCGAGGCCCCGCCCGCGATAAATAGCTTGTCTTCAAAGCCCGCCATTGAAAACGGGCCAGAACCGTCAACAAGGCCGATCAGGACGCCTTCGCGGTAAAGGCTACCGCCTGAAACTCCGTAAAGCGCGCTATCAAGCACCCCGTCGCCCTTGAACAAGGCTTGCACGGGGCCAGCGCCCATATCCACCACCCGGTCAACGAGGCCGGGACGGGATTGCAGGACAACGCCGGTTTCTTCAGTCGTGGCGGCTTCCGCAAACATATTCACAACGGGCAGTTCGGGCATATCGCCCCGCGTCCGCTCGTTTGAGGAAGTGCCGAACGCGAGGCGCATCAGTAATAGACCCCCGCCGCGCGGTCTTCGGGCAGGTTGGCAGTCTTGATGTGCTGCATCCCGCGCACCGCATTGCGGGCAATCGTCACACTAATGGGTAGGTCGTAAAGCTCGGCAATCTCAATAATCAGGTTGTTCTTGATTGCGGAAAGAAACGAGGGCTGGACCCGCAGAACGGTTGCCTCAAGAATGGGGTAAGTCGCCCCGACCGCCGCGCCGGTTGCATCCCATTGGCGCAGCATATCTTCCAGACGCTCTATGGCGTCCGACATGGCCGAGGCTTCCGGCGTTTCATCCTTGCCGTAGACCTTGCGGAGCGCATATTCGCAAATCTCGCGGGCCGTGGCCCCTGCGGTATTGGCAACAATCGGCAGGTAAATGGTTTCGGTCAGGGTTTCGCCCTGATCGCTAGTCGCCTCAAGCGTGAAGGTCGCAGTCGTCCCCGCCGTGCCGCCCGAAACGTAAAGCACAACGGAATTATCTTCCACGCTTTCGTTATCAATGACGGCCCCGGAGACCGAAGCGGTATAGCTGCCCAGCCCGTCGCCATAAGCAAGCGGGGGCGACCAGGTGTAACGATATACGTCACCCGGTGCCTTAGCGGCCCAAGTCAATGCCATTAGCGTCTCCGCGAAACTGCTGAACGATTAGGGCGATAAGATGCCCCGTTGCGATTAGTCCGGTCGTTCGCTGCCGTGCGATTGACTGACCCGCCGCCTGCACCCCGAACGGGGCTAAAATAGAACACCCGGCCCTGCAAAATGCCGACCGTGCTGAACGTCACCGAGGCAGAACCAGATATTGCACCGGATGCCGCCGAAGTGAGGTTGCCGCTAGTGCTGAAAGCAACCGATGCAGACCCGGACAACGCAGCCGGTGCGCCCATGTTGCCGGTAACGGTAAAGGACACCGGAACGGAGCCGGAAAGCGCCCCACCACCGGCAAGATTGCCCGCCGTGGTGAATGTGCCGCTGGAAGCCCCGGAAAGCACCCCTGTGGCGCGTAGAATGCTCGCCGTGGTGAATGTTGGCGCGGTAGAACCTGATAGCGCCCCAGCCCCGGTTATTGCCCCAGAGGTCGTGAATGCTACCGATGAAGTCCCCGATGCCGCCGCCGTTGCAATGGCGGCCGCCGAGGTGGTAAATGTTGCCGAGGTCGTGCCGCTGATCGGCGCTTGCCCGGTAAGGTTGCCTGTAGTCGTAAACGTTGGAGCGGTGCTGCCTGAAAGCGCCCCTGCGCCCGTCAAAGTCCCGAGATTGGAAAACTCAACCGTTGCCGTTCCGTTGATTTCGCCGCTCGGCGTCCCCTCTTGGAAAAGGAGTAGCAGCGACATCTTATTCGACCGTGATTGTAATCAGCCAACCCGTGTTGCCCGCCGCGCTGTTGGTAACTTGGACGCACCTAAGCCCTTGGTTCTGGCGTAGCACGATGCCTTCACCGCCTTCGACGGCCAGCAATGGCCGGGGGATCAGTTCAAGCCCGCCCTGCGATGCAATCTGGATCGTGGCCGTGTTGGTTTCTTCCGATGAAAGCGAGTAGTTACGCAAATCGGTTGAAGCCGTAGCGCCGCCCGTCGGCTTCGAGCGGCAAGTTATATCTGCATCCAAGGCGGCATCGTTCAAATCGGCTTGCCATGCTGTGATTGTCGAACCGCCCGTGCCAACCGCCGTGGTGCGCTCAAGCAGCCAATCGAACACAACGCCTGTTACCGCCGTGGTGATGTTCGGAATCTGGAGGATCGAAAGCACCCGAACCACAACGGTAGCATCGGCATTGAACAAGTCCCAATGAACCGTGTTAGCCGCCGCAACATGCACCTGTGAAGGGATTAGATAGACGTATTCAGGCTTGCTCCCGAGGATATGCCCCGAGATGTCCGCCACCATGACGACCTGGTGTTCTTTTGACGATACCGTGTGCGTGGCAACGGTTGCGCCACTGCCCGGCGTTACAAGGATGCTGTCGCCTGCGAGCGTCATGGCTTAATCCAAGTTCACATCAAGCTCGCCAATGGCGAACGAAGGAGTAATGCCAGACGATACCGCAAGCGAAGCCGACAGCGCGCCCTTGAAGAACAGGTTGCCGGTGCCGCTTAGGTCTGAACCAATGCCGAAGTGCGTGATGGTATTCGTGCCGCCAGTGCAGGCCGGGAAATTGATCGCCGCCGCGTTGGAAGCGTTATTGCCCGATACGGTCCAGCCTGCACCAGAACGCGCCACGGCAACGCGGGCATAACTGGTGTAAGTGGCTTCCGAAGTGGTCTGGTTGCCAGCCTCGCCCGGATCGCCCGTATGCAGCGAGATATAGAACGAACCCGCCGTAGCGCTGTTTTGCAGGCCTGCCGCATCGCCAACGTTGGCGTGGTCGGTGTTCGTGAAATACAGGTTTAGGAGCGCCGTTTCAAAGGCGTTGGTTGCACTCATGGTCTAGTCCTTTTCGGAATCAATTACAGCGCATTCGCCCCGACACCCGCCGCCCAGGCATCCCAGGCCGACTTGTCGAATTGCGTCCCGTTCCAACTAGAGCGGGCCGCAAAGTGGGGCGGAAAAGGCCAGCCCACAGGCTCATTGGCGAGGGTGCGCAGAACGTAGCCCTTGGCCGCGTTCCAGTCCGCCCGCCAGATGCCAAGCGCATGGGGGACCAGAACTTGTGCAAGCCAAAAGTTGAGATCGCGGTAGTCCTGCTTGGGCGAGGGGTTTATCTGCCTGTCAGCGTTGCCTACCCGCCAGTCATAGTCCCCGGCTGTGATGGTGTAGGGCGACTGGAAATAGATCACATCATTAACCGCAAAGACCGGCGAGGGCTGCGCGTTGATAGTGACGACTTGCGACCCACTTGTGGTCAGCGTGTCGGTCACGGCGGTGATTGTAGCCGTCCTGCCGTCGCTCTCCCGCGTCATAATCAGGTCGCGGGTATCGAAGCGGGCCGGGTCTACGCCGTTGACCGTTGAATAGGTGATTGTCGTGCCGCTAACCGCCGTGATCGTGCGGCGGCGCGAAATGGAGATGTTCGCGGTGTTATCGTGAGGCGCAAGCTGTGCCACTTGACCGGCCGTCCATTGAAAGGATTGCGCGAGAACATTGGTCGGCAAGAAAGTCCGCAGACTATCCAAATCAGCCGTCAGCCCGCGCGCCCACAGATAAAAGATGATGGGCAGAAATTCCCACTGGTGATGTCCACCGTTGCCGTTTGTCAGGCTTCCGGCACCCCCAGTCGCGCGCCGACCTTCAACGAGGTTCGCGCCGATCTGCACCATGCGGATCAGTAGAGTGCGCTTCTGTGCCGCGCTGGCCGCGTTGCCGATAAGATGCAGGCCAGCGGCATTGACCACGATAGCTAGATACTGGCCGTAATTGCTGACCTGGGCGCTCGGGACCAGATCGTTCATCACGCCTTGCGGGACATGGACTTCGTAACCCTCGCCGGTTGCGTCCTGTGGCGTCAGCATCGCCAGCCCGAAATAGTGGTCAAAGCGGGTGATTACATCGGCAACAGCGGGGGCGGTGACGCCAGACATGGATAGGCTAGGCAGCGTGGAAACCAGCGCGTCATAGTCGATAGAATAGGTCGTTGGAGTAGCGCCCTTCGCTACCCACCATGCAATAGGTCCGGCAGTGCGGCCCTGCGCCGGAAGCGCATTCGTAAACTGGAAACCCGCCCACGCGGATTGCAGGCCCCGGCGCGGTGTGCTGGCAAGAGTTGCTGCTGCATTTTCCAGCAGCAGGCTATCCCCCGCCGACATGGCAGCCGGAAGCGACTGGACAAGACCCGCTGAATAGGTTGTGGTCGGGCGCGCATCGACACCCTGTGTTGCGGTGTAGGGCTCCGGGTTCTTGGCAAAGCGGTTGACCAGCTTGGTTTCGAGCGTTGTTTCTGCCGGGGTGTATGCAGTGACGCTTGCCCCGTTCGGGTGAACCGCAATGGTTCCGTCTGCGGTCGTGGTCCACAGAACATCGCGGTCGAAGGTCAGGCTAAAGGAGCCGGAAGTGATCGAACTGGCGCGGGTGACGCCAGGGCCGATGCCGACTGAAAGCTTGATACCAGAAATAGGCATCGTCTAAGCCCTCCGCAGTGCGACGACCAGCGCCGAGGTCGTCGTGAAGTTACCGGAAGTCTGCGCAAAGATGGTCCGGGTGCCGCTGGCCGGGACCGTGCCGCTCAGGGCGCGATAGCTGTGGTTTGTAACGACAAAGGCCGAGGCATCGGTTGTCACATCATCGGCCCCGCTTTCCGCTTCGGGCGGGTTGGTGTGCAGGTTTGCCGCCGCGATCAGAATGTCCCCGGCAGTAACCGAACGGGAGAAGCTGTAGTTTGCAGTTGTATTGGTCGCAGAGCCGCTGTCTTGGGAAATAAGCTGCGGCGCGGAACTGAGCGAGTAAAGGGCGGTTGCGTAGCTGCTGCCCAGAGTATGGCCGATAGTCCAGTTACCTGATCGCGATGCAGTCAGGGTCACGACGAACATCGCGATAGGCTTTGTGGCGGTAGAAATCTCAGCCAGCTTAGTCGTTACTGCCGATTGTGAAGGGGGCGTGATGCTGTTGATTGTCGTGCCGGAAGCGCCGCGCTGCATGATGACAACGAGATACGTTCCCGCCGCGCAGGTGCCGAAGTTTGGTGTAGCGCCCGTTTGCGCGCTAACGAAAGTGCGAGACAGCGGCAGCGTTTCGACGTCAACGCTGGTATCGCGCAGGACGTTCGACCAAGGCCCATCAGGCTCGACCCGCGCCACCACACTTAACACCGCGCCAGTGACGTTAATCCCTACAGGAAAGGTAACATCCATCTGCACCGAACCCAGCGTGGCAGCGAAGTTACCCATAGCCTTGACGGCACCGGCGCCTTCAATGGCTCCTGTTCCGGCTGCAATCTCGGCAGCGGTCGGGGTTGATCCACTGGCGGACAGCATCCAGTAAATCTGGCAGTCGCGGTCTGCCGTAAACACCGCTTCGCCCGTAGTGCCGTCCACTTCAAGCGGGCCAGTCAGGGTAGGGCCAGATGATCCCCCACCCCGCGTTATAGCGTAATACATGAAGCGCCGCTTGCGCTTGGACATTTCTTCCATGCTCAAATAGCCTTCCGGGGACGCCCGCGACGGGGCTTTGCGGGAGCGTCAGTCGCCTTTTCAGCAACCGGCTCGACCGCTTCAAATTCTTGATGGTTTGCGATGCGGGGGCAATCGCACTCCGAAGGCTCGCGGCCTTCAAACGTCACACCGCTAAGGGTGATGGAAGTGCGGCCATGCGTATATGTGCCGATAAAGCGATACAGCATGACCGCGCTCCTTTTACGGGGTTACGTAGTGAACGACGAGCGTTGCGGTGCCAGCAGCGAAGGTCGCGCAGGCGGCAACGATGGTGCCGATCACAACCGTCTCAGCGGTGATCGAAACCGGGCCATCCTTCAGGGTGCCATGGAGCGGCAACAGAGTGCCACCTTCCGGCAGGTAGTCAGTCACGGCATCGCCAGTGCGAACGCCGAAGTTGCCGAACGCGTCAGGGTCAGCAGCGGTGCCGATGTCCATGTCGAACGTTTCGGTGGCGTTGGTGTCGATGTCTTCAATGCGAAGAAACCCACCCAGCACGACCGCGTTCTTCGGCAGACGGCAAAATTCCACCACATCAGCAGCGGAAGGGTTGGTAGCGAAGTCATACGAGCCGTAAGCAACGCAAAGCGCGCCGCTGCCGGTTCCGTTAAATGCCGGGAAGGTCGAAGCCGCCCGGTTGTTCGTCAAGTTAGTCAGGGTTGCCATGATTTTATCCTTGTTTTGTCAATGCGCGACGCTATATTATCACCTGTTGTAACAGGAGACTTTATGAGCGACGAAACTTGGCTTCCGGTGAGGGAATTTCCCGATCACTATGCGATTAGCAGTCATGGCCGCTTGCGGCGGACCAAGCCGTATCACGGCAACGGGATGGGGCAGATTAGAAAGCCTCAAATCGCCCGCAACGGCTACATCACTTACTCATTGAGTATCGCCACCCGTGTTTTTATGCGCATGGCGCACAGGATGGTTGCAGACGCTTTTCTCGGCCCGATCCCCGAAGGGATGCAGGTCAATCACATAGACGGTGACAAGGCAAACCCTAGGCTTGAGAACCTAGAGATTGTGACCAACGGCGAAAACCGCGCCCATTCCTATCGCCAGCTTGGCATTAAGCCCAACAAGGCCATAGAAACCAACGTCAACGCCAAGCTAACTTGGCCGATTGTTGATGCAATCCGGGCTGAATACGCCGCCGGGGGAACCTCACACTCCAAGCTTGCCGCTAAATACGGCGTCAACAGAATGACAATTATGCGAGTATTACTGCAAAGAGCATGGAGGGACGAAGACCGCCCCTCCACACCATAGGCATTAATTCTCGGCGGCGACCGCTGCTGCGATTGTAGCAGCACCCGTTGTTGCAAAAAATCCGGTCACACAGCCGTGATCTTTCGTATCGTCGGTATCGCCCGCACCCGACCCGAAGATGATTTTCCGGACGCCGTAGATGCCTTCGATGGCAACGCCCTTCTTGTCTTCGTAGTCGAAGTTCTCGGTAACCGTGCGCCAGCGCTTAGCGTAAGCGATGGCAAGCGCCTGAGCGCCGCACAGGTAAACCGGGGTGACTTCAGTGGTGCCGCCGTTGCCGATGTTTTCATAGATCGGCAGGTTGTCAGTTTCCTTGACAATCACGCCGTTCCAGAAAATGTCGCCGCCTTCGAACAGCTTCGACGCTTCCATCTGAACAACGGTCGAGGCCAGGACTTCGGTGTCCAGGCTGTCACGCAGGTTCTTGAAAGCGTGCGGGTTGGCGAAGGCCACGTAATAACGCTTGCCGTTGCCGGGGTCGCGCATCGGGCGAATCTTCGGCGAGCAGGTCTTGGCCTTCAGCACCATCGCGTCCAGCGCCGTGGCGTTGAACAGGTCGGCGGTGGTGTCGAGCAGCGCAAGGTCAGCCGACAGGTCGGTAAACCCGGCCGAAGCCGCGCCAAAGACCACGCGGTCGCTGTTGTCCACGAGCCAAGCGTCACCAATCGCAGCGGTGCGATCAACGAACTTGGTGCCGTTGAGCGAACCCAGCGCCTCGATGATGAGGTCGCGGGTGTCCTCCATCGACCAATCAAGCAGGGTAGCGCGGGCAGCGTTACGCAGGTCAATTGCCGACTTCACTTCGCTCATTTCAGCGATGCGGACAGCGTTACGGCGCTTATCGACATAGATGCGCATGGAGCGCGAGGCCATGTCTTCTTCGTTGCCTTCCAGCGTCGAAGTGCCGGTGACAGCGGCGTTGTTGAGCCGGTTAACGAGGGCGATGGTGATCGAGTCACCGGCCTTCTTGGTCAGGTCTTCCTTGACCTGAATAACCGAACTTTCGGTGGTCCCCATCAGCGGCTTGAAGCCACCGTCATGGAGGTATTCCTGGAAGAACTTGTCTTCCCACTGCTGGACCACCAAACCGGTGGCGGGAGTCGTATCAGCCATTTCTAAAAGTCCATCTATTGCAGCGCGTTAGGCTGCTTGTTGG